ATATATATCAGGAAGCGCATTGTTAGCCTTATATGCTGTATATGATTTTCTTATCATTAACGCTGAGAACACGAGTATTCCGCATATACATAATGCAAATGCCCTGAGTCCCACAGCCATAAATATGCCATCTCTTCTCATTAATCTCGAGCTTATTGTCCTGACAAGATTAGCTGGCTTAATGCGAGATGGCTTTCCTGCGACACTGACAGATTCATGTGTCCTGCTCTTAACTTTTTTCTTACCGCCTTTATGTTTTCTTAACCTGTTAGCGATAAGTCCCGCAAGTTCTTCTACCACAATTGCAGCAATTACTGAGCACACGCTCTTTATTATTATACCTGCAGTAATTTTATAGAAATGGAATCCATTATGAATCTCAAGTCCCTTTCCTATCGCAAATCCTGTGAGCAGTGCCAGAATAAGCCCCACAATACCTGCCGGAATAATTATAAGTGCATTCTCAGTGATATACATTTTACGCATCATGGACTTGTCCATGCCAAGTCTTCTGAATCTCTGGTATGCTGTCTGTCTCCTGCCACGGTACTCTATTAACTGGTATGAAAGTGCAAGAATTCCAATTACCATAACAACTATGTACATATAAGCATATACAAGTGCTGAACTCCAGGGCTGGTAATCATATACTGCGGAATTATATTCTGTCTCTGTCTTTGCGTCTTCTTTAATCTTCTTATACACAGTATTGTAATCTGATGTTCTGACCGATTCTTTCAATGAATACAAATATGAATTCCTACTCTTTGTGTTAAATACTGAAAGTGCATTTTCAGTTACGACAGCACCTGGCATCTTCCTGCCATATTTCCATATGCTTGTGTAATTGGCAAATATGCCACACAGACGGAACTGTCTTTCCTGTCTTGCTGACGCATTATACACACTGTTTTCTTCACAATATCTGATTGTGATTGTCTCCCCTATCTCACCCACATAGCCAAGCGACAATAGTGTGTTCCAATCCATTGCTATCTCGTCATCATTCTCCGGAAGATGTCCCTCATCAAGCTTAAGTCTTCCCTGTTTTACAAATGCTTCATCAAAGCTTCCTAGTATGTACCCTGTCATCTTCCAGTCCTGATTGAACATATCAACACATGTAACTGCCTTAACAGGCGGATTAAGATATGCATGTTCACTTAAAGACTTATTAGGTTCTTTAGATGTAACTTCACATAAAAACCAGTCCCCAAATCTTGATTTATTAGACGACATCTGCCACTGGTACATATTCTCCTGAAATATAAGAACCGCTGTTACAAAAAACACGGCTGCAAGCGTAGTACACGCTGCTTTGATAATCTGCGGCATACGCCTTTTTATACTCAACAGAGTAATCCCAAATACCGACATACGCAATCCCCCTTTCGTATGTACTTCTATGCTACTGGCACACACCATCTACAATAGTAATTATCTTATCCGCATAATCTGCCATCTGTCTGTCATGCGTAACCATAATTATCGTCTGATTGTGCTTCTGGCTTGCCTTGGATAACATCTGTGCAACTGTTCCCGCACTTCCTGCGTCAAGATTACCAGTCGGTACTGCTTTGTTAGTACAATCAATATATTGTGATTATCCACACAGTTATCCCCTATATGTGGACAAAATAAAAGCAAGGCGGCGCATTGTCCGTCTTGCTTCTCTTTTACTCCAAAATTATCGACATTATTCTTCGATGTATTCAACCAGCTTCGGATCGCCACTGATGAAATATCCATCAAGTGTCTTGTACATCGGCTTTCCGTCCACTTCCATCACATGTGTGACAATCTTTTCTGTGAATGCTGTTGCACCTCTGACAGCGTCATTGCTCCATGAAGGTGCTTTTCTGATCCTGATGCTACCATTGAACACCCTTCTGATCTTTCCCTTGATTCTGACCGCTGGCACGCCGTCAATGTTTTCTGTGACGGCTTCTTCAGCTGCCTTGATTTCTTCAGGCGTTGCCGTTCCGACCTGATTTCCGTCTGCATCGAATGTCGGCACGTTTCCATCTGCGTCAGTGTCCAGCGCACCTTCAGGGACTTTGTCTGTCATTGTCGCCTGCTGCCCCTGACCTTCCTGATCGGTGTCGGTTGCCTGCTGCTGTCCGTCCTGATCTGCGCTGTCGGGTGTCGGCTGTCCGTCCTGACTGCCGTCTGTGGCTGTCTGTGGCGGCTCTGCTGCCGCTTCGGTCTTTCCCCTGAAGTCTTTTACCACTTCGCCATTTTCGTCAAATACAGCGGCTTTCACTTTCTCTGCTGCCTTCTCTGCTGCATCCAGTTTCTTGTATGGTTTGTTTTTTTCTCTGTCGAATGTTTCGCCCATGAAGTATTCCATCGCGCTTCCTCCTTCTTATTTTGCTGTGATGTATTTTGCATTTACATAGCCGTACTTCTTGCCCTTTTTTCCGTCAATGTAAATGTAATACCACAATGCGCCGTTCGGTGCTGTTGCACTTCCGCACACTCCGACTTCTGTGTTCTGCTCAATGCAAGGATATGACACAAGTTTGTCAGCGTTCGGATCAGGCTGCTTTCTGACATTCAATGCACCTGTGTTCACATATCCAGTGAATGTCGCTGTCTTTGCTGTTCCGTATGGTACAGCTGGATTATTGCCTGATCCGTTTCCTGAAGATGTACTTCCTGAAGATGTACTTCCTGAAGATGTGCTTTTCACATTGCAGCCGTTTTCAAGTGCCATGATTGTGTGTTTGCCTGCTGCCACTGAAATGTCGCCAGTCATAAGATTGTCGCCTGTATCTGTGTACTTGCTTCCTGTTAGTTTTTCAAACTCTCCTGTCGCCATAATAGCATTGACCATGTTGCCTGTGTAAATATCTTTTGACACGCTGATTCCTGCGCATTTAAGCACTGGCGACATCATCGCACTGCAATCAGTTTCGCAAGGTGTATTCAATGCTGTTGGATTCCAGCCGACCTTTTCAAGTTCTGTGTACAGTGAAGTTCTGTGTCCCTGACAGTAGCCGACTGCATCGTTGTCACATAACTGCTTCATTGCTGTTGCTGCCTTTGCTGCCTTGTTTCTGTCCTTGAAACGAAGAACGACTGTCTGTCCGAAGTTGTACCAGTTCCCTGTTCTTACCTCGCGACCTGTCTGATCGCCCTTCTGTCCTCCTGTTGCTTTTCCCTTTTCGTCAATACTAGCCCATCCGCATAATGTTCCCATGTTCTTTTCCTCCTGTTAATCTGTTAATGATGTAATGATGACGCAGCCGATCACGAAGATATAAAATATCAATACCAGTGGGGCTGCTAATGATACCACGAAGGCGATCAGGAATGCTTTTAATATATACCCGATCCAGTCCTTCGCTGTTGGCGGCGGTTCAACCTCTGCGCCGTGATGTTTCGCTTCTTCCTTGTCGATCTCAACGCCTGCGATCAGCAATAGCATAATGATGACTACTGTCGCCATGAAGCAGATCGCGTATGATGTAACGTAAGCATGTAGCATTCCTTTTGACCTCCTGTCTTTTTATTCCGTCTGTATCTTCTGCACCTGAAGCGCAGCTGCTACCGCTGCCGCTTCTCTTTCTTCAGGCGGTGTGACCGCTTCAGCTGCTTTCTGGTTCTTCTTTTTAAGTTCATTCAGTTCATCGACCGCTGTTTCAATTAGATCGTCAATCATGTCTTTACTGATCAGCCCTGCTGATATGTATTCAGTCAACTTCTGCTGTTGTGCCTGAATCTGTTCCCACACCCATGACTTCTTGATTGTCCCAGTGCCGCTTCCCCATTCCTTTTCTGCCTTTGATACAATCGACAGAAGGCTTTTTTCAACCAGTTCCACGACTTTGTCTGCCTGCTCCTGAAGCTGTTTCTTTTGGTCTTCCTTTGACTGCTTCAGGAAGTTTCTGACCTTGATCCCGATGCCTGCCACAATCGCAATGATTGTCAGGATCATCGGCAAATTATCATAAATTGTTTTTAATATTAAAGCTGCATTTTTCATCCGTTCGCACCGCCTTCCTCATTTTCACTTTCCTGCTTTCCTTTTTTGATTTTCTGCCAGTTCTCAATTCCTGCCTTAATCATGTACCCGAACACACCCATGCGAAGCACTTCAGATGTTTCGCTGATCAGTGTGGTCAGCACTGATGTGTCTGCGAAGTGCCAGATCGCTATTACTGAAAACAGTTCAATGATGATGTAAAGCAGCACGCAGACAACCACAACTTTTTTTGAAAACTCCATGATCCAGCTTGTCAGTGACTTCTTGCGTCTTTTCTTCCTTCTTGCTGGTATTGTATAGCTGTACTTCTCCACGCGCTTTCCTCCTGTTACTCTTCGATGTACTGATGTGGGTGTGATTCATCAATGATCTTGTCAATTCTATCCACACGCTTGTGAAGCTGCTTCAGGCTTTCTGATGCCCTGATGTAATACTCCCTGATCTCTTTCATTTCGTTTCTGTATGATCCCATTTCAGACTTCACTTCAATCATAGTATTCTGAATGTTTTCCAGTTTGGTCAGGATCGTTGCATCCTCTCTGGCTTCGTCCTGTGTGTCCTTCTTCACGTTTCTGTTGCGTGTGCTGATTCCGAAGAAGATTGCAAACGCAATCGACACGCCTGAAAGTAACAATGATACTTCAATAGTCATTTTCTTTTTCCTCCGTCAAATATAATTGCGAAGTGCTGCTTCGATTGCATCGTTTTCGTCTTCTGCCCTTTTGCGCTTCCCGAATAGATCGTCAAGCCTGTCTGTGGCTTCGTCCTGCGTCTGTATCGCTTCGATTCCATGTTGCGCCATTATTTCTGCCTGTTCCCTGACAATGTCTGTCAGAAGCGTATTCACGGCGCACAGCCTGTCGATCAATTCAATCTGCGTCATTATTCTTCACTGGCTTCATACTCTTCGCCAGTAATTTCCTTGTATTCTTCCGCTGTGATGCCCTTGCCTGCTCTTTTCTTATTCAGCGCAACCCAGCCTTTCAAGGTGTCCTTCGTGATATAGTCCTTGTCCCATTTATCCTTCAGGGTGTCGAACTTCTTACTGTGTACCTTTTCGGTTGTTTCTGTGACTGTTTCAGTCGTCTTTGTTTCTGCCATGTCTTATTCCTCCATCATTTCCTGTATCATTGCCATGTTCATTTCGATTGCTGACATTGACTGCATGATCATCTTTGTTGCTGGACTTTCAAGTTCTGCCTGAAGTCTTGCATATTCTTCCTGTGTCATAGTTCTTTCGCTGTACACATAGACAGTGCGGTCTTCCTCTCCGTCAATGCCCTTCCTGATCTTCTCTGCGATGCTCTTTCGCTGATAGACCACTGTCGGACTTGATGTCGTGTCCCACTCTGTCGGCTTGTCCATGCTTTCTGACTGATACCATTCTGACATCATTGTTCTTCACTCCTTTCTTTGAATGCTTGCTGACTATTCTTTTCAGTTTCTTTATATTGACATATGGTTTTATGTGATCTTCATAAAATCCATAAGTGTCCGTGTGTGTATACCAGCCCATTGATGACAGCATTGCTGAAGCATCGTACCAGTTTATTTTCTCTTTCTTTGAAAGTTTATGCGCCTTCTTCGTGCTTCGCTTCAGGATTGACTTGCGAAGTGTTGTGCGGTTGTAATGAAATACAAATCCCATGAAGTCAAGTGCGCGTCCTCTGGTCTTCGGTTTCTCTTTTCCTGTCCTTTTGTCAATGACTGGCGGTGCTTTCCTGTCGGGATATTCAAAACGAAACACTTGCCAGTTGCATTTGATTTTCTGGTGCATTTCGTTCTTCAGATACGCTTCCATTGTTTCTTCCGGCCTGTGAAGTTTCTTCTTGTTCCTGCCAGTTGCAACAATGTCATCTGCATATCGTATATAATGATCAACGCCGCCCAACTCTTTCCAGTCTTCAATAACCTTGTGATCGAATGTTTTAAAATTCAGCTGTGTGAACCATTGCGAAGTCACAAACCCAAGCGGAAGCCCTGACAAAAATTCTGCATCTTGCCACTGTTCGTCCTTGATCCATCTGTCGTCAAATTCAGGCGGTTTCAGTGTTGCTTCATGCTCCATGACTGTGCAACATAACCTGACGAACTTTTCGTCTTTTATGACATGCTTCAGCTTTTCTTCTATCACATGAATGTCTTCTGTATCGAAGCAGTGTCGGACATCTGCCTTCAGGATATAGAACTTCTTTCCCTTATAGCCTTTTATCCACTTTTCAACTTGTTTCTTTCCGCTGTGACAACCTCTGTTCGGTATGCTTCCCAGTGCGTGTTCATACAGTCCATGAAGCACGATCGGCTGAAGCTGTTTTATGATGCAGTGATGCACGACCTGTTCATACTGAAATTCAGGCTTTATGATCTCCCTGAC